AAGGGCGGCGCCATGAAGACAAAAGGCATGGCAAAGGGCGGCGCCATGAAGACAAAAGGCATGGCAAAGGGCGGTGCCATGAAAACTAAGGGCGGCGCCAAGGGCGGCATGAGCAAAAAAATGCGCGCCCCTAGCAGTAAAAAGAGCGGCTTATACGGGAGATAGATGGCTTATTTGCAAAGTAATATCCCGCACTTTAAGTGCTGGGTACGCAGGGAGTACACGCATAACCATCAGAAATACCACGGCGAATTTATTCACGCCATGGCTATTGCTGTTACGACCATGCCGACGAGGTGCTTGAGTTTCCAGTTGATTTTTACTGGAGCAGAGACCTACGACGAAGACGACGAGCCCAACGTGCATGGTGGCGCTATGTGGGCTCGAATGCCAATAACGGCCTTGGTGGGTGACACTCCGTTAGAGGATTGGCCTGAGCCGATGCCCGTCTGGGCGGCTCAACCGTGGGACTGTAGCTCTTATAATCATGCGGTATATGTGCTCGACAGGGCTACTCCATGCCCTTGGCTCGCAATGATTGACGGCAAAATGTACCCGGCAAAATATTATTTTACGGTGGATTACGCTGAGAACGAGATAGCCGACGATCCCGCCCAACACAAGCAAAGTCATGTCTTGGAGCTTTTAGATGCGGGGCCTTGGACCGGAAATATTGTTGCGCTTCCTAATAACAGGGTGCGCGTCACACATCCCGCTTGGTTTGAAACCGGCGAGGGTGCTCCTGACTTTCGGCCCTCTCAGCATATTCATTACTCGAAATCTGATTTAGACTACACCTTGGACGTAAATCAGGTTTTCAATAACCTATACGCGGGTGCTGAAGATGACGACGAGCGGCAGTAAAGATTTCGAATTAGATGTAGCAGATTATGTAGAAGAGGCGTTTGAGCGGTGTGGGCTTGAGCTTCGCACTGGCTATGACCTCAAAACCGCACAACGATCCCTCAATCTTATGCTTGCAGAGTGGGCGAATCGCGGATTAAACCAGTGGACTATTAATCAGAAAACAATTAGTGCAGTAAAAGATACTATTGTATACACGATTGATTCGACCAATCCTACGTCGATAATTGACGTATTGGACGTTTTTGTCCGCGAGACAGTTTCTGGCACGACTACAGACTTGCCACTGACAAAACTTTCTCGGGCAGAGTATGCCCACATTGCAACTAAGGCCAGCACGGGCAAGCCAAATCAATATTTTATCGACAAGCAGATTAGTCCTACGATTACGATTTATCCTGCGCCAAACAAAAGCTCTTCCTATACTTTACATTTAAATGTGTTAAGCCGCATGGACGATGCTGATGTAGGCACTAATACGATAGAAATACCGTTCCGTTTTTTCCCATGTCTTGCGGCCGGTCTTGCATATTACATAGCTATGAAGCGCGTGCCCGACAGGGTTCCCTTGCTGAAGCAACTTTATGAGGAGGAATTCGAGCGGGCCATGTCGCAAGATCAGTCTCGTGCGTCATTCAGGGTTGCGCCCGACTTGACTATCTACAGGATTGCCTGATGTCCTTTAGCGCCGGAAAAAACGCTTATGGAATCTGTGATATTACCGGATTCCGGTACAAGCTAAGGGACATGAAAAAGACGTGGAACGGTCTTTTAGTAGGTCCAGATCAGTGGTCACCAAAGCACCCGCAGTTAGAAAGAAAGCCCTCTACCTATGATCCAGAGGCTGTTAGAAACGCAAGGATCGACCCATCCAGCGATGGACAAGATGGAAACTTTTTCATGGTGTATACAAATGTGGGTAATGGTATACTCGGTGCGGAAATAAGCACTTTCCAAATTACTAGCGCAGTTGGCACTGTGGAGGTGACAATCACATGAGTTTTACGCTTGCCAGCCTAAAAACCACAATCCAAGATTATTTGCAGGTTAATGAGACAACTTTTAATGCTAATTTGGATAGATTTATTCGCGAAAGCGAAGATCGTATTTTTAAAAACGTAGAGCTACCGGAGCAACGTCAAAACGTAACCGGAAGCATGACGGCTAGTAAACGATTTTTAGCGACGCCTTCAGATTTTTATGCTCCATTTTCGTTGGCGGTGATTGATAGTGACGTATATCACTATTTGGAATTTAAGCACCCTAGCTTTATAAAGCAATACTCTCCAAACGCCACCACCACGGGTAGGCCAAAGTATTACTCTTTGTTTGACGACACGGCCTTCGAACTTTCGCCCGTGCCTAACACCAATTACACAGTCGAACTTCACTATTTACATAAGCCCGGCACTTTGACTCAGGAAGGCGACTCGGGCACCACTTTGTTGTCTACCAAACATCCAGATCCTTTATTGTATGGGGCTTTAGTGGAGGGGGCAGTGTTTTTGAAGGAGCCGCCAGACGTTGTTCAGACTTTTGAGGCTCGTTTTAAAGAAGGGCTCGCGAGAATGAAAAACGTCAGCGAGGGGCGTGGGACTCGTGATGAATATCGTTATGATTTATTGAGGATAGGTGTAAATTAAAAATGTCAAAAATCAGGGAGCTTGAGGGCAAAAAAATTGCTCTTTTGGGGCTGGGTGCCTCTCAAATAGATTACGTCATATCAGTTGAAAACAGCAAAGAATGGGACGAGGTATGGTGTATTAACTCATCTTTAGCTGTTTTTGATTGCGACCGTGTTTTTATGATGGACCCAGCATCTCGGTATTTAGATACTGATGATGCGGGCAATCAAACCGACGTGATGCGTAAGTTATTGCCTGAGTTCGATAAGCCGATTTACTCGTGCGAGCTTGATGACAGGGTGCCCGCTCTTGTGGAATATCCTATCGTTGAGGTCATTGAAGATCAAAAATGTGCATATTTGAACAACACTGTGGCTTACGCTATAGCATTTGGTTTATATAACAAAGTGGGCCACATGGACCTATTCGGCATGGATTTTAGCTATAAGCACAATTTGCATTTTGCAGAGGCTGGGCGAGGGTGCGTGGAGTTCTGGATATCCCGTTGCATTAGTGAGGGCCTTAGCATTGGGGCGAGTCCTCGGTCTGCTTTGCTAGACAGCAATGTTGATCCCCACGAGCGTCTTTATGGATATCATCGTCTCGAAGACCCCCTGATGGCAATGACCGATCAGTCCGGTCAGTGGATTGTTTGTCATAAATCTCGATTTGCTGAAGCACAAGAAAAGTACGATTTTCAACGAATTGAGATGCCTTCTGCGCCGGAGCCATACAAGGGATGATGGGTGAAAACATAGGCGCAAGTCTTGGGCAAGTCATGGTCGCCACCTCGGACCATGGTGGGCATGATCCAGAGTTTTGGGCAGAGATTACAACCAACAAAATCTTGCAGATTTCTGAAGATGCTCCACCCCACATTCGACAACAAGCGGAGGCTTTTAAGAATGAGGTGTATAGTGTTATTCTTCGGGGAATGAAAAGCGCAATTTTTTCAGATCGGACCACGATTGCTCAGACGTTGCGAGGTCAGGGCCACACACAGTTTGCGGATATTTTAAAGGAGCTTTGACATGGCCATCACCTCTGCGATTTGCACGAGTTTTAAGCAAGAGTGCCTTGTAGGCACTCATAACTTTACAAACAGTTCTGGGAACACATTTAAGCTGGCTTTATACACAAGCTCAGCGACTTTAGGTGCGGCCACCACAGCGTTTACGACAACCGGCCAGTCCTCTGGAACAAATTACACATCGGGTGGGAACGCCCTCACAAGCGCCACGCCAACCACTTCTGGGACGACAGCCATTTGTGATTTTTCAGACCTTACATTTGGAACCGCTACCGTCACCGCCAGAGGTGCCTTGATATACAACAGTTCTGCGTCGAACAAAGCCGTTTGCGCCTTGGATTTTGGTGGCGATAAAACGTCTACGGCAGGCAATTTTACTGTTGTGTTCCCGTCTCCCACGGCGACGGGCGCGATCATCAGGCTGGCGTAATGCCAAATGCCACTTCAAACGCTAGATTTTAAGCCGGGGATTGACAAAGAGGCTACAGACTACTCGGCAAAGGGAGGCTGGGTTGATGGCAACCTTATTAGATTCCGCAAAGGCAGGGTCGAAAAAATTGGCGGCTGGGTTAAGTTGGGCAGTGATGCCTTTCTTGGCATTTGCCGCGCTTTGCATAGCTGGATTGAGTTGGGCGGCACTCGGTATCTTGGACTCGGCACGACATTCAAATATTACATTGAAGAAGGCGACGCCTACAACGATGTAACGCCGATCCGGTCTACAACGAGCGCCGGAGATGTGACTTTTGCCGCTTCAAACGGCTCCTCAATAATTACTGTGACCGACGCCGGACACGGCGCAGTCAACAATGATTTTGTGACCTTGAGCGGCGCCGCTACTTTGGGCGGCAACATCACTGCGGCAGTTCTAAACCAAGAATATCAAATTAGCCTAGTCACGGGCTCTAACACCTACGAGATTATTGCCAAAGACACGGCTGGCTCGGCAGTTACAGCCAACTCTTCTGACACCGGAAACGGCGGATCTTCTGTTGTTGGTGCATATCAAATAAATGTTGGCCTTGACGTTTATCTCGCATCAACGGGTTGGTCGGTTGGGACGTGGGGCTCTGGCGGGTGGGGCTCCACCTCACCAACATCTGACGTCAATCAACTTAGAATCTGGACGCACGACAACTTCGGCGAGAATTTAATTATTAACCCGAGAGGCGGCGGTATTTTCCGCTGGGTCGATAGTGCAGGGCTTGGCGCAAGAGCGGCTAACCTATCCACTGTTAGTGGCGCAAATCTAGTGCCGACAACCGGATTGCAAGTTATAACCTCTGAAGTTGACAGGCACCTAATTGTCTTGGGTGCGGACCCAATAAGCGGCTCCTCAAGAACTGGGGTGATAGATCCAATGTTGGTGGCTTTTTCCGACTCAGAAAATGAGCTTGATTTTGAGCCCTTGCCGACTAACTCTGCTGGATCATTACGGATTTCAAGCGGATCTTTTATCGTAGGAGCCGTAAAAAGCCGTCAGGAAATTCTTATTTGGACTGATACTAGCTTATATTCTATGACTTTTATTGGGCCTCCTTTGACCTTCTCCATGAATTTGGTTAATGAAGGGGCAGGCTTAGTCGGCCCTAAAGCCGCCGTGACTGCGCCCGGCGGTGTATTTTTTGCATCAAAAACAGGCTTTTATGTTTACAACGGCGCGGTGCAAAAAATGCCATGCTCAGTGCAAGAGTACGTTTTTAGCGATTTGGACCTGACTCAAGCATTTAAGTGTCACATGGGGCTTAACTCAGAATACGGAGAAATGTGGTTTTTCTATCCGAGCATAGAGGACGGCACAAAAGAGATAAGCCGTTATGTCATTTACAATTACGAAGAAAATCACTGGTCTATTGGCGGCTTGGTGCGATACGCATGGCTTGACGCCGGAATTGAAGACGCTCCCTTCGCGACAGCAACGGACTCATCCGAGCAGTTTGTTTTCAAGCATGAGTCGGGTTATGACAATTTAACTTCCGCAATGTCGAATGTATTTGTTGAAAGCGCAGACATCGATGTTGCATCTGGAGAAAACTTCAGCTTCGTCAAAAAAATCATTCCAGATTTTAAATTTATTACGGCCGAGTCAGTGTCCAATAATCCAGCAGTAAATTTTGTATTAAAAAGAAGAAATTTCCCCGGCGATGCCTTGATTACCGACAGCACGTCGCAAATTGAAAAATCAACTCAATTTAAAAATTTGAGGAGTAGGGCAAGGCAGATTGTCCTAAGATTTGAGAGTGATGATGACCTGTCGAGCGCTGACGCTCTCGGATACAAATGGCGATTAGGCTCTACCCGTGTCGATGTGCAACAAAGCGGTAGGCGTTAATGAGCGCCTTACTGCCTACTCGGCTACCGTTGAGCGCGCAGGTAAATGATAAAGTCGATGCAGAAACCTTTAACCGCCTTATCAGAATTTTAGAGATTAACCTTGGCGGCATCGATTTCAGCATTTCGCCGCATTTTAACGCAACAGAAATTTCTCAACTGAAATTTGCCACGGGAGCCATAATCTACAATACTACGCTTGAGATACACCAAGCCTTTGACGGCACGGTGTTGCGTAATTTATACGAGCACCAGTCTTACGCGACAGGGCTCGAAATCACGGCCAATGTAGGGACCGTTACGGTGAGTACGCCATGAATACATTTCTTCAACAAAGAATTTCTGCCATGGCAGGGATGCCGATGGCACCACAAGCGCCGATGATGATGGCCGAAGGGGGGGGAGTAGACGCCAACTATCTTGATCTACAAGATCCTCAAGTTCAGTCTGACATCGCAATGTCCGCAGAAATGCCAATGGACCCTAACGCTGGGTTACGGCAAACGATTGCCGAGTTGATGAATACCGCCGCCACCGCAGAAGATCCGATGGATGCCAAAGTTGCAATGGGTTTTGCAAAAGCGGCAGAAGTTGGCACGCAGGCGCCTATGGCCGATATGGCTGTACAGCTCTCTCAAGCTGGACGCGGACCTGACACCACACTGGCTCATCTAGCGCCCGGCGAGGTTGTCTTGCCACCACAACTGATGGCAGATCCCGAATTTGAAAAAATAGTCGGCGACCGTTTTGCCGAGCTGGACATGAATCCAGAAGAATATGTGGTTGGCGCTGGCATTGCCTCGCTTAATCCCGTCACTGGACTGGAAGAGTTTGGGTGGATAAAAAAGACTTTAAAGAGCGCTAAAAAAGTTATTAAAAACGTAGTCAAGCCTGTCGCGCAGGTGGCTCAGTTTATACCGGGCCCATGGCAAGTCCCCGCCGCTCTTATAGCGAAGGGTTATGCCGCTTACGACGCTGTCAAAGGCGGCAATCCCTTGGCGGCAATTGCGTCTTTGGCCGCACCACTGCCGGGCGCTGGCTCTGCGGCAGGAAAGGGCATTTCAAGTCTTCTGGGTGGCACAAAAGAGTTTTTAACCGCAGGCGCAGATGGCGTTGGTTTTTTTGGAAATGTTGGTAAGGGGATAAGCAGTCTAGGCACAAATCTTAAAGGAACCATTATAGGTGGCGGTGCTGACGGCGCGGGTAACTTTGGCACGCTCGGAGATGCTTTCGGCAATCTAGGCACAAATCTTAAAGGAACCATTATAGGTGGCGGTGCTGACGGCGTGGGTAACTTTGGCACGCTTGGAGATACTTTAGGCGGGTTCGGAGATGCAATTGGCGTCACCGATTATGCAAGCATGAGCAATCCCGGTGCTGTGCTCGGCCAATTGAGTGTCACTAATCCAGAAATTAATGACATCGTTGATGCTGGGGTAAGAGCTGGCAAGTCCATGGATACAATTCTTGCAGAAGTACAACAAATGGGAATTGGCGGCTCGGGCGGCAAATTTATGAATGTTGCAAACACTTTAATGGGAATGGGCGGCGGAACTGTGGACCTCGGTTCAGAGCAATCGAATGCGATAATTGAGGCCTATCTAGCTCAGTTCCCTGAACAGCGCGGTGGTATTAACGCCATGCTGGGTTCTGGCATAACAGTGGACGAATTAGCCGCACAATTGATGGGGATTCCTGAATTTCAGTCAGCACAGGCCGGATCACAACAGCAAGGCGGTAGCTTCTTCGGTGTCAAAACCCCTGACTCTATCAAAGCTATTGGCGATGCCATTGGTTTAGGTGGCGCTAGTGGGCTTAGCGATTTTTATGGAGCTGGCGCGCAATCTCAAGCTGGCGGCGGTAGCGGCGGTAGCGGGATGTTTGGTGGCATGGGAGTCGGCGGCGTGCTAGGTACGGCTGGCTTAGCTGGGATACTTGCTAAGCTGGCCTACGATGAAGCTAAAAATCGTAAGGGCGTCCCCCTCACTCCTCTGACCCAGATGAATGCGGCTGGCCGATACAACATTGAGGCAGAGATTGCGAGAAGGATGGGACAGCCCGCACCCAATCCAGTGGAGTTTGGGTTGTTACCCAACAACTTCCCGACGCTCAGTGGTGGTCAACCCATCCCTGAAGGCCAACAATTTACGCCACGACAAATATTGTTGGAGCCCAACCCAAATGACATTAACGAAGCTATGCCGCTTCCTAATTACACCCCTCCGACTGGTATGTTGCCCCAGCTACAGCAAATCCCCGCATACAACCAAGGCGGTGCAGTTTATCGGTCTGAAGGCGGCGATATGGACGGTGAGCTTTTTATTCGCATGACGGGCGACATCAACGGCGAAGGCACTGAAATTAGTGACGACATTCCCGCAATGTTGTCAGACGGCGAGTTTGTAATGACCGGCCGCGCAGTGCGCGGAGCGGGCTCGTTTGATATGAACAACAGCGACGGCATCATCACCCTGACGCCCATGGCGGGCGAGAACAAAGAAAAAGGCATCGATATGATGTACAAAATGATGGATTTGTTCTCTGAATTCGCCAGACCGCCGCAGGCAAAGGGGGCTTAATATGCCGAGTTATAATCCGGCTACAGGCACATATGTAAACAACACCATCCCTGCGGCTACAGGCTCTGGCGGCATAGGGGCTCTTAATCCCGGCGCCTATGTTCCAAGCGTAGCTCAACAAACTGTATCAATGGACCCGATCATTCAGCAGTTGTTGTTTGGTTTGGGAGATGACCCCGGCTTTATTCAAGGGGCCATGACGGCCGCTCAAAATACTTATTACAATCCAGACGGAACACCAATCGTTATTCAGGCTCCTGTTGCTGGCCCTAGCGCTGGTACATTGTCGGCTATAAACTTGGCACAACAAAACATTGGCTCGATTCAACCTTTTTTGAGCGCCGCACAGGGCGCTTTTGCAGGCGCTGATGGTGCGTTGAGCGGTGCCTTGACAGAGCAGGTAGACGCTCTTGAGAGCAATTATGAAGATGCTTTTGGGACGCTCAGTGAAGGCTTGACCGCGCAAATTGGCTCTCAAGAAAACGCTTTGGCGGCAATTCAAGCCGCCGCTGATGAGGCGGCAGTAAACAGCGCCTTGGGTCTTGAATCTTTGCAGAGTGGAATTGATCGTGCCGATTTACTTGCCACGCAGGCGACGGATCAGTTTGGTCGCGACCTAACAGCTTTTAAAGATACTAACCTCCAAGCGGCGGGCAGATTTGGCGAAGACCTTGGGGCCATAGAGGGGTTTGCTGGGCAAGCAGAGCAGGCTCTGGGCAGGGGAGTAAGAGACGCTACTGGAACGCTGTCGGGCGCACGAACGAGATTTGGATCGGAGTTAGATCGCGCGCTTGGTATTGAAGGCGCCGCAGTTGGCGACCTTAGTTCCGAGTTTGAGCGCGCCTTAGCTATGGAGTCTGGGGGTGTCGACCAATTTGGCAGGAACTTGACGGGTTCTCTGGCGCAACGTGGCTCTGCTTTGGGCGCTTTAGCGCCGGGTCTTGATGTGGCAACAGGCCAGCTTAGGGGCGCGATTGGCGGTCTCGATCGCGGGCTAACAGGGTCGGAGCTTACGACGGCAGGCGCCACCGTGGGGCTAGGCGGTAGACTCGGAGAGTCTGAGGCGCGTTTGCGTCAAGCCACGGGTGCTTTTGACCCCTCCATGACTCAGGCGTTTTATGACCCGTTTGAGCAATCTGTGGTTCAGCAAACCATTCAAGATGTATTGGATGCGGGAGATCAGGCTGATATTGCTCAACGAGCAAGAGATATACAGACAGGCGGAGAATCTGCTTTTGGGTCCAGAGCCCGTCTAACAGCCGCAGAACGTCGTGAAGCGTTAGGCAGGGGCTTGGCAGAAAGCCTAGCGGGCATTCGCTCGCAAGGCTTTGGCAGAGCCCAGCAGACCGCTCTCGGCGAATTTTCTCGTCAGCAGGACGCTCAGCGCTCGGCCGCTAGTGGATTGGCGTCTTTGGCTGGACAAAGATTTGGCGCCGAAGAAGCGCTTGCAAACAGGCTTGGAACCACTGCAACAACTCGCTTTGGTGCAGGTCGCGATCTTTCTCAACAGTTGGGCCAGCAAACTCAGCTAGAAAGTGCGGCAGGTGAGCGTATGGCAAATGCGTTAAGCGCTGATGCGGCACAAAGGTTGGGCGCCACTCAGGCTCTTGCTAGACAGAGTGGGGCTCTTGCTGGGCAAAGTTTCTCGGCAGAGCAAGGCTTGGGTCGACAGACAGCAAATGTTGGAGCACAACGCTTTGGTGCGGGTCAGGCGCTGACAGCGCAACAAATGGCCTCCGCACAGGCACAAAATACCGCCGCACAACAACGGATTGCAACTTTTGGTCAAACTGCTTCACAGCGCTTAGCATCACAAAATCAATTAGCGCAACAGCAGTTGGTGGCCGCACAGCAACAATTGGGGGCGTCCACCAATTTGGCACAAACCGCGCTCGGTTTAGGCCAAGCCCAAACACAGGGATTGAATCAAGCTGGAGCCCAAGGTTTAAGCGCGGCAAATCAAGTCGCGCAAGGCTTTGGCAGTTTAGGCGCGACACAAGGTAATCTTGGCACCCAGTTGGGCGCCGCCCAGATGGGGCTGGGGTCCGATCTTTCTAACGCTTATGGAGGCTATGGTGCAAGCTCCGCGCAGGCCGCAGTAGCGCAGGCGCAAGGTTTGGCAAGTCTTGGCCAGTCAGCTCAGCAAGCGGGCATTCAAAATGTCAATATGTTGTCGCAACTTGGCGCGCAACAACAGGCGAATCAGCAGGCCCAGCTCGACGCGCAGTATCAGGCCCAGCTCCAAGGGCAACAAGCGCCTCTGATGCAGTATCAAGCGCTCCTGCCCTTCATGCAGTTCGCGGGCCAACAGACAGGGCCAAGTCAAATTGGTACTCAGTTTGCACCGCAACCGTCCCCACTTCAGGCCGGTCTTGGCACTGGGTTGTCCGTATTTGGCGCGGCTGGCAATTTCTTAGGAGGACAGCCTTCATCTGGCGGCTTCGGTTTCGGGTCTTATGGGCAACCAGCTCAACCACAAGTCGTTCAATAAAAGTCGCTGAGTACCTAATATGAGCATGACCAGAGCACAACTAGAAGAACAGATCCGTGGCTTCAGCATAGGCGGCGTCAGTGATCCCTTTCAAGGATATTTGACGCCCGCACCGCCAGCTATAGGCACGCCTAATACGAACCCGCTTCGGGGCTACCTGACGCCTACAACCGCCGCGCCCGCGCCTAGTCCGACTGCTACGCCCGCTACTGAGACAGAGCAAGAGCGGATTGATCGATTGCGTATGAAAGCAGAGGAGGTGATTAAAAAAAGACAGCAAGAAATTCTTGACGCCCAACGCGAAAAGCGAGACGAAGGATTCACCTACGGGATGGAGCGCTACAAGAAACAGCTTACCCCACTGCTGTCGAGTTCTTCGCGCCCCACTCTTTTTGATCTGGCCTCAGACTTGGGTGCGGCCATGCTTGCCGCCCCTGCCGACTCTGGCACTTTCCGTTCTGCGGGCGCTGGATTTTCGGCATTTAACGATAGACTGCGGGCACATAGGCAAGAAAAGCGTCAAGTTGACCAACAGGTTGCCTTGAAAGCCTTTGAGCTTGCGAAAACTGACGAAAAGGAAGCAAACGATTATTTAAATAAATTTTCCTTAGAGCGTTTAAAACTAGCTAACCAGACAACAAATTTCGAGACCTACGAGTATGATTATACGGACCCCACCACTGGTGACGTTTCGCGACGCACAGTAACCCTCGATGAAAATAATTCTGCGGACATGGCGTTGATTAGAGGGAGCACTGACGCAAAAGGGCAGACAATAGCGCCAGAACTTCCCAACGCTGTGCAGGTTAAAAAACCGGGTGTTGCTTTGAACATGGGAAGCTCGTCGGCTTTGTCTGACTCGCAAGGTAAATCACTTGCCAAAGCACTTGAGAAGATGGCGACGGATGCTGAAACAGGGTATCACCAAAACCAAATGATCAATCAACTTAACGCGCTATTAGCTGAGTTGGGCCCAGAAGGTGTTGGCATTGTTGAAGGAAAAACTGTAGGGGTAAGAAAGTTACTTTCTGAAATTGGTTTGAGGGCTGACAAAAGCCTTGGCGATCAAGAATTGCTACAGTCGCTAGGAACCCGTATTGCAATGCAGTTGATTGGTCAAACAAAAGGCGCAATCACTGAAATGGAGATGAATTTGTTTATTGCGGCATCGCCGGGTCTCGGGTCATCTTATGAGGGCCTAATCAAACAAAGCTCTTATTTGAAAAAAATTGCTGACCTTAACGAAAAATTATTTGCTGATTTTAATGCAGACGAACAACTTGCGGCAAGCATGGACGCGGCTCAAAGCGATTCTCAAAAAGCCAGAATTTACAACAACTGGCTCGTAGGTTGGCGTCGGTCGCCAGAAAATCAATTTTTAAATCCTAATGAGCTTGGAGAGTTAAATAGGTTGGCGGCAGAAGAAAGCGAAGTTGCGATGGCATATCGACTCGCCCATCCAAGCCAGCTTGGTAGATTTGAAGGCATAGACGCCACGGGGCAAGGTTACTGATGGCAAAGACGATTTACGTTGACGGCATTCCGTACAATGTTACGGATGAAGATGCAGGCGAACGGCTGAAGGCAGACTTGGCCGCTGGCAGGGGCCCTCTTGCAAACAAGCATCAAAGTAATGTTGCGGCGAGCCAGCAACAAACCTTGGCCAGCGTAGAAAGCATGGCTGAAGAGCAGGCAGACATACGAGCGCAGGCAGAAGCTAAGAAATCAGGCGCTACGCGTGCGTTGCTTGCAGGCATGACAAATGATCAAGCGTATCAAATGCACTGGCTTGCAGAAAAAAGATTCCCCGAACTTGCCGACGATATGAATCTGTCCGATCTGTATTTTTTGGATGGGGACAATGAGGTTGCATATCTCGATCCTTATACGGGAGAGATACAAAAAGAGTTTCAAGACGGCCTATTAGTTGACGCGGCGGGCTTAGTTGGTCCTGCGCTTCAATTCGTCCCAGAGCTTGTAGCGGGCACCGTGGGGATGACGGCAGGGACTGTCAGCACGTTGCCGGGCGGTGGATTACCCGGCGCTATGGTCCTTGGAGCGGCGGGAACTGGTGTAGGCGCATCAGTGGGTGCGGCCGCACGCGCAGGAATTAGCGCGGCCTTTGATGGACCACCTCTGAATGTCGGCCGGTTAGCAAATGACATAATGATAAATAGTGCCTACGGGGCAATCCCTATTGGGCAAGGATTCATTAGCAGAAGCAGGCCGCTATTGAACAAAATAAGCACCGAATTTGGAGGAGAAAGTGGGGCAAATATGGTCCGCACTCTTTTAACAGAGGGCGGAGAAAACGCTGATAGCATCATGGAAATGGCGCAAAGCCGATTTGGCATTGTATTGACGAGGGCAGAGGCTCAGGGTCTCAAAAGCAATGCGAGCGAAATACAGCGTTATCTTCAGATGCAACCTTCATCTCAAAAGTTGTTTGATTTCTACAATGATCGCGCTTTGCAAATGGAAGAGGGCCTAAATGAATTTTTTGACGAGATTGCCACTGGCAAATTGATGACAGGCAAGACTGGTGAGGCGCTAGAGCAGGCGGGCACCCGTAGCGCAGTCGAGGCAGAAGCGGATTTAGCTCAAGCCTCTGCTAATGTGATAAAGAAGCTTGCTGAAAAAAGAGAGGCGCGCGCCACCCGCATTTATAACGATGCTTTTCAGCTTGCTGAAGAGGAAGGTTTATCTGTCGACATATCAGCAATAGGCAAAAGCCTACAAACAAAAATAGATGACCCAAACACCGGCCGACAAATGCGATCTGCCTTACAGGAGATATTAGATGTAGTCAAAGATCCATCTGGTGTTGGATTTAAGACAGACTTGAAAGCATTACACAATGCGGTTACCGAAGACTTAAAAGCACTTTTGGAGACTAAGACAAGATCAGAGGGCTCAACAATTTCGAGGCAGGTAGCCACATATAAAGCTGACATTGCTGACGCCTTAAAAGCGGCTAATCCCCTCTACGCTCGCGCCGTGCGGATTTATGACCCATCGAAAGGCCACCTTCAAATTTTAGAGCGTGGTCTTTTAAAAAGCCTTGTAAAAACTGTAGAAACGGGCGGCACTGCGGCGGTGCCTTTAGTGCAGAAAATGTTTTCTGGAAAAGCATCAGTGGAAGAGCTTCGTACCCTGCGTCGCTTGGTGCAAACAGAAGATCCAACAGTATGGCAAAACCTCAAGGCTAACTGGCTGAGAACTCAGCTTGACGATGTGATTATGGGCACCTCTGACCCTCTGGGCGTCCCAAACAAATTTCTTCAACGGATTGGCATTCGCAATCCTAGACGAGCGTTTCAAACAGGCCGTAGGGGCGTAGCTGAAAAAAGCAGAAAACTGGCGGCGTTCAAGGAAATTTTGGGCCCAGAAGAGTTTGATGTATTTAAAGACGCCCTCGAAGTGTCTCAGGCAATAAGCTACATTGCCACGCAAACCGGCTCCCCCACCCAGCCCTTGCAGGCTATGCAGAGGATGATGGAAAAGGAAGCCGCAGGGTTTTCTGAGCCAATCAAACTTGCCTTACGATCTATAATTGAGTTGCCCCAGAGATTAGTGGTTCGAGGGTTTGATGACCTTTCTCAGTCCGCGATTGGCTTTCAAAGAGAGGCTTACGAGGACACCCTCATAAGAGCATTGATTGATCCAAAAAAAGCCGCAGAACTACGAGAGGGATTAGACGCGATCAATCCGCTTCTTTATCTCGTAACTCAGTCTACAGCCCGTAGCGTTGATATACCGACACTCATGGAGCCAGTAGAAAGGCCTTCAGAGTTTGATGAAAACGGAATGCCGACGCAGATGGGCGATGAAAACCTTGATCTGCGCCGCAGGATGCAAGAAATTGAAGAGCAGACGCAAGCGCCTAGCGCCATGGTATTGCCTGAGTTTGACCCACTGCCCATGACGTCAATGCCGCAGGCATCTCCAATGAACTTCTCGCCCACCCTGTTACCAAACGAAGATGATCGCGAGATTGCTATGCGTCAGCAGGGGATTGCAGGGCTGGTGTAACGTCAAAGCCTTCGGCCATGGTCGCAACCACCATGGCTTTCTCGACGCCCCAATCAAGCTCGTACCCCATGATGGCATCGTCAGGCAGATCGATGATCAAGTTTCTGGACATCAGCCGCATCAACACGGCTTGCTGGTGCAGGGTTAGCCTGCTGAACATCTCCAGCACCTCTTGAGCCTCCATGACGGGTTTATAGGCTTGAGGGATGCGTTTGTTCCTGCCGAACAGATTTTTAATCACGCCTCTTTCTCATCAAGACCCAAAGCGTAAAACTCAGTTTCAATCAATACTTGAAGCTGTTGGATCTTGCTACGCCGACGTTCGGCGCACACGCGGCTCAACATCTCGTAGGTAGTTTCGTCTACTGCCAACGATTTCCTTATGCGCGTTGGCTTTTCCTCAACCATCACTGCAACCTGTCCAGTGTCAACGCTGACTGCGCCAACACTGATTTTTTTGTCTTCCATCAAAACGCTCCATCTGTTAAGTTATGTAACTAATCATACACAATTAACACATTTATGTACAATCTCAAAAATTATTTACTATCGATGCAAAGCCATTGGATGATCAATCAGCCGCTATATGAAGCGGTTCAGGAATCTTTATCGCCGATTGCACGGTTCAGGGCGCGCAATGGAACTGAGGATTTAGAGAAGCTACCGATTGCTCAGCACGTCAAAAAGGTTTTTCCTGACGTGTATAAGGTGCCGCTGTTACGGCGGCAGTATTGCAAGATGCTGGTCGAAGAGATTCGACAGATGCAGAAAGACGGTCTGTTTGAAACGAATCCCAGCGAGGACGTGTTACGCCAGATCCCCGAGATCACACTTCACGACATGGTTCCCGAGCTGTACCGAATAATGTGGTTCATTGTGCAGAACGTGCTGAATCCTATCTTCTTTAGCCTCTATCAACGCGACTGTGCCCAAATTTCATCAATACAACTTGCCAACTACAACGTCAAAGATAAGAAGCAAGGCGCATGGCATCACGACGAGTCGAGCGATATGAGCGTGGTAGTGCCGCTTAACACTGGCGAGTACGAGGGTGGAGGAACGGAGTTCCATGGCTTGGGCACGCTGAAGCCCCTCCCTACTGGTCACGCTTTAATATTCCCGAGCTTCACAAAATTGCATCGTGGGCTACCTGTACACAAAGGCGACAGGTTGCTGTTGGTCTTCTGGCTACACAATCGTAGTCGCACATTGGAAATGAAGGAGATGTATCGGTGAGCCTGCGTGAGCAGATGACGATCGAAGATCGGGAAAAAGAGGAGCGGTGGGCCGACGACATCAAGTATCACGCGGCGCGTCATGTTTGGCGGAATCGAGACCGCACCACCAATCGAAGGATTCCGTGGCCTGTCTGGTTTAAAAAGAAGTTTGGCGAAGACTTTAATGAATACGTTCAGCGGAAGTCGGCCGAGAAAAAGGCTTGAACCGAATTATATGAGCGGGGGTCTCGTTAGCCTCCGTGAGACGTATAACCGCAAGGTCTTCCATAATTGCGACATCTTCTTGTAAGCGGCGTGCTGTAGCAACAGCCGCTCGATACGCCAGTAAAATATCATCAACTCCAACTTCATCCAGTTGCGACCACGTTCCGTCTTCGTCAATCTCCATGACCCCTTGTCCTCTTTCATCGCCTTCCTTCCTGTAACTCGCTTAAATTTAACATAAATATTTCCATTTTTTGTTTATAAATAGTTGCACAACGACACGGTATCTGTCATACTTCTCTTGTGGTCGGGGTGG